CTTTAGCGGGTTTGGTATTGATATTAAACCAGCAGAAGATATATTAGACTCTCTGAGAGGTCATGTTAATAATAATTTTGATGCTGTCATTTGTAGCATAATAGCGTACATAAAACTACTAAATAACAAAGATGATGAATTTTATTATTATAGATACATCCCTTTTATTCTAAGTAATACGACAGATGACCCATCTCTGAAAGAAAAGTTAAATACATTAATGAAAGCAAATTACGTCATGTATAAGACTATTAAAAATGATGAAAGTAAAATTATTATTACATACAAGAAATATTGCAGTTTATATCCCGATTCGTGGTACAAGAGTCTGTTTCACGGGTTTGTGAATACATGCGCTAAACTGTATACAAATAACATAAATGACTATGTTAAAGATCAAATAAAGTTTTGGGTTTAATAAATATGCAAAAAGCAGATAATACCAAAAATGAAGATTTCACCAGTGAAGAAATTACCCCTCTTCTTAACATGCACAATGTAAACTCCGTTAGAAATATGATCCTTTCAAAGAAAGGTTGTGACCCTTTCTTTGCTAATAATCTTTCTTGTTTGAATGCAATTACTGATATGAACCATCATCCTTACACTAGATTTTATAGAGGAGTGTATTATTATCCTGATCCTATAGTCTTCGAAAGAGAAGCTGGATGGAGAAAACTATCAAATAATCCTAGAGAGTATGTACCTCAGACTAAGCCAGATTTTCCAAATGATTGTTTTCAACCCGCATGCACCACAATATATCCTTGCTACTCTAAATACAAGAAAAATACATGTGTTTCCACTTACAGGTAAAAACTTGAGAATAAAAATATCTTGCTTCTGAGAAAATGGTATTAGTAAAGAAAGATTATGACAAGATAGCAACTTTGTCAATGATCGTAGCAGGAGTTTTTTTATTCTCCCTAGCAGCGGTAAGTTATAATTACGTATCTGTTGATTGTACTAATAAATTACTTAGAAGTGGACTTACTGGTATTTTGGCAATGGGAGCTGGTATGGCTACAGTAGGTATATGCTATTGGGTTTGCATTCTTAGGACCAAAGAAGATTGTTATGATTATGATTCATACGAAGATACCACAGCTGAGTTATATTTTGGTATATCAGGATTCATATCACTGGGCTTGATAATATTACTTTCTGTGATGCTTAATTCATTGTCCAAAAGTGTTGGTGCTTGCGATAGTTCTAAACTTAAGAAGATGCTGATAGCAATGTTAGTCATAGCTTCCATTATATTTGTGTCTTGTGTATTAGGAGCAACATTTGCAGCTATGGGTATGCCTAGTTGGTTAGAAGCTAAAAAAGGTGGAATGAAAGTCTTGAGAACAACTAGAGTATTACAAAAAACTCCTTTTGAAGATCGACCTAAAAAGAGACCCAGAGATGATAATATTTTTCAACCACCTCAGCTGCCTCCTCAAAAAAAACTTGAACTCCAACAATTCCAACAACAAAGACCACCTCAACCACAATATAAACCACCAGTATTTCAACCTCCACAACAATTAGTCCCGATGCCTAATATAGCAAACCCAACATCAATATTAAAGAAACCTGCAGGTCGTAAAAGACATAGGGCTAAAAGAGGACCTAAACATCCAGTAACTTCGGCTGTAATATAACCTCATTTAGAATTTTGTTTAACTAAAATTCATTCAATAAAGAATGAATTTACTCATAGCTTATTACGTAATTGGGTTCATTATTTCAACATTATCATTGATAATAGGAAGTTGGTTAGATCAACAATTACCTGCTTGTGCTAGTAATGGGTTAAGAACGACTATTAGGGCATTAATAGTGATCAGTGTTATAATAATGATCACAAATATTGCAATGTTATTATGTGCATATAAATGTGAAATACGAGGGCCACATTTCAGTTCTGGTATGTCTGGATTTATGGGAACTTCCTTCCTTATATTATTCATCTTCTTCATGACTATTATAGGACAAAAGACTGCTTGTTTATCAAGTGATCTTAAAAATAGTATCAATCTATGGGGAGGCATATTAGGATTTGGAACTGCAGTATGGGCAGTTGTTAATTTTGGTATTGTATTTTCTAAATTAAGAGGAAACAAAGATATAAAACGAGTTCGTAAAGGAGCCTTGATGGCTAAGAATAAAATAGCAGAATTAAAGAAAGAAGCAGATGACCTCAGAAAGCAAGCTCAGATGGAGAAAATAGAAGCAATTGCCAAGAAACAACGAGATGAGGATTTCCGTAAAGCTGCCCAAGAACATCAACAAGCCCAAGAAGAACTTCACAATTTGAGGATTCAGTTACAACAACCTGATGAAGATGATGAATAATCCAATAATAACAATTGTGCAAAAACTTGTCTACATGTCTATCTATTTGTCTATCCATCTATCTATCCAAGTAACTAAATAAGTAATATATGTTCCCAACAAATAAATAATGAAGAAGATATATCAATTCCTTATATTTTGGGGGGTTTTACTTGCCATAGCATTAATAACATGGTTAACTTACTATTTACTCAAATCTAAACCTGTTTTGTGTTCTTGCGTAGGTAAATCTTGTTCTCAAAATAGTGATTGTGGTGATGATTGTTGTGTTTGTTATAATGGGAAATGTTGCCAACCAAATTGTGAGAATAAAACTTGCTCTCAAGATAATGGGTGTGGTCAACCATGCGGTTGTTCTCCACCTAACAAATGTGTGAATGGAAAATGCTGTGCTGAACAATGTGATGGTATAGTTTGTGGTAAAGGTACGATGTGTGATGGAGGGAGTTGTGAATGTGATTCAACTCAAGTATGTTATAACGGTATATGTTGTACACCAAAAATCTGCCAGGGAACAGATTTTTGTGGAGATCCAGGTTGTGGGTTACCTTCATGTAATTGTAATACTAGAGTTGGTCAATGTGTTGGGAATACTTGTCAATATAATAACATTTGTAACTTGTCAAATCCAACTGATAAAGCAAACATGGCCTTATGGGCAAAGTTTTGCGATTCATGTAATTCTTGCAATTTCACACAAGCCACATTCAACGGCGATGCTATCATACCGAGTTTCGGAACCATTAATTGTGATAGATGCCAAATTCCAGGTACAACTAAATGGAATTCTAATATAAATGAAGTAAGTATAGATCCTACTATACTTTGGTATTCAGTCGATTCTACTGGTCAAATAGCAGCTGGACCAAAGCAAACATCGAAAGGATGTAATAATCTTGGTTGTTCAGATTGTTTTTGTCAAACAAATGCTGATTGTCAGCGCTGGGGATGTACTACTTGTTTATCTGGCGTTTGCTCCTAGGTATGAATCGACCATCCAAGTTCTTGAAAGCACTCATCTATTATTTCATCATGGAAAGCTTGGCGCTCTATGGTTTTCAGCATGACAAAATCCTCTTTTTTACATACATGCTTTCTCTTCTTGAGTAACATATAAAATACATGATGTGTATTCAAAAAGTTTGTCCTTTCTATTTTATGTTTGAATTTCTTATCGTAAACATTCGCGAATAACCGGAAATCAGCAAGGATATAATCTTCTAAATGAGAGATATCATCTAATTTCTTACCAGTTAGATTATGATAGATAAGATTGATATTTTCATAATGTTTAGTTAAACCTAATTCCTTTAAAAACATGGCTAAATGCTTCTTCCTTACCTTTTCGAATCTAATCTCCTTTACATTAGATTCTAGATTAAGAAGATGATGTTTACTACATTGTTCTTCCAACAAGTCATATACTGATTGATCAACTGTAGTATTTTGTTTTCCTTGATATTGATTCATACAATCTCTGAGATGTATCTCTCTATCATAAGAATACTTAGACATCATATTAACTCTATCAGAATCAGTACATGAAGATAGTTTGTATAATAACTCATGTTCAGCACCACATTCCTTACATACATATATTCCATCTTCTGATGTATCAAACTCTTTCTTATTCGGACAATTCCCGCAAGTTATCTTATCTTTCTTTTCTTTTTGCTCAATGTTAATACGTGTTGTATACTTTCTAGCGATTCGTATATACTCTTCAATGATTTCCTTTTTCTCATTGTTATTCTTGCTTACTTTACCCATAAAACTAACTTCGATAGGATTTCTAAGTATTTTCTTATACTTTTCTATACAATCTGTTGTTTCTGATATATAAAAGCCTTCTTGTATTCCATTTTCTATGTCGTATATTTCTTCTGTTGTTTTATCTATTAATTTGATTAAATCATTCCTCAGTCTAATTGGTTCTACGTTTTCTAGTGTTAATTTAAGTTCCTGAAGCTTAGATTTTTTCTCCTCAAGACTTTCACGCCTTTTTAAGAAATCTGATTTTATCTCGAGGTCCAAGGATAGGATATCTAGATCTTTAATACTCATTATTTTTATCTCTATTTCTATGATAATAGGCTTTTTAAACTTTCTTTTAAAACCTTCCAAGTTTCGATTCGATAAAAATTTTCTCTTCGCCTTAATAAAAATGTCAATTTGCAATTCAAACGTCACTAGTGGTTTTATTGATTTAGCTACATTTGATGAATTAGAAAAGTATATGTATGGTGGCCCCGATGCTACTGCTTACTTCGTCCGCGAAACACGCAAAGCTACATGGTTTACCCAAGTTCCAGTTTGTCTATCAAGAGCTACAGGAAATGCAGCTTTTGGTCAAGACTGGTCAGTAAACATCTCCCGTGCTGGAGATTATCTTCTTAATGCGTGGCTTCGTCTGACAATTCCTGCAATTACCGTCGCTGGTAGTGCTAGTGTTGATTCTCTACGATGGACTCGTAATCTCATGCACAACTTGGTCGAGGAATGTGCTCTCTCATTCAACGATCTCACTGCTGCTCGATTCGATAGCTATCATCTAGATTTCTGGGCTGCATTCACCACACCGGCTGGTAAACGCAACGGGTATGCCAACATGATCGGTGATGTAGACGATCTCTTTGATATCCATATGGCTGGTACAACTATCCCAAGTGCCACACTCAACCTTCCTCTTCCGTTCTTCTTCACTCGAGATTCAGGTGTTGCTCTTGCTACAGCTGCTTTACCTTATAATGAAATGAGAATCAACTTCTGTTTCAGAGATTGGACTCACCTTCTCATCCATGATAGCATTGGTGTTTTTGGTGCTAATCCCAGTCGTCCTGCTGTTCTTGCAGATATTTCTGGTGGTGTTGCTCCGGTTATTTCTAATGCTCAAGTGTGGGCTAACTATGCTATCGTATCTAACGATGAACGTAAACGTATGGGTTGTGCACCGAGAGATATTCTCATTGAGCAAGTACAAACTGCTCCGCGTCAGACTTTCAACCCTACAACTCAACCTAATCCTAGCTACGATATTCGTTTCTCACATGCAATTAAAGTCCTCTTCTTTGCTGTTCGAAATATCACTACTAGTTCTCAATGGTCCAATTATACCTGCGCATCACCAGTTCCCACTCTTAACTTTGTTAATTTCTCTCCTTCTGCCGCAGTTGATCCTATTGTGCAAACTTCTCTTACTTATGAAAATACTCAACGTCTTGCACAAATGGGTAGTGATTTTTACTCTCTGGTTGATCCGTGGTACAATGCTCCTGTCATTCCCACAGAAACAGGGTATCATATGTACTCCTATTCTCTTGACTTCATCTGTCTAGATCCCAAGGGAAGCACTAACTATGGTAAACTTACCAATGTTAGTATCTCTCCGGAAGCCTCAACTACAGCTGTTACAGCTGCCGCTGGTGGTGGAGCTGAGGAATCAGGTGCAGATTATGCTCAGACATATCAATTTGTTATCACAGCAGTAAACAATAATATCATTCGAATTTCTGGTGGTAAACACCCTAATGTGCCATCAACAGTGGGCTGCTACTAGAGGTATGATATCTCTCTAGTAGGAAAACAGTGTAAATATCATTATCAAATAGGTCGTCAACAGCAAATCGACATTTGATACATATAACCCGCTAGTCCAAAGTTTGTATTCTCAAACCGAGGGCGAAATCATCAAATTGCTGGAAAGCCCTTAGAGCTTTCGGATACCACCCATAGGAAGAAATTTCTATGTGGAACCAAGCGTAATGGCGTGGGCATGGTAAAAATTCCGAAAGATTGGGTAATCAGCAGCCAAGTCCTAAACTGGAAGATGTTTCGATTTTCCAGCATGGATGCAGTTCAACGACTAAATGGTGATTGGGAAAGATTTAGGTCTTTTCTTAAGATATAGTCTGATCTTCAATGAAAATTGAAGTTAACACAATTCGTACAGGGCTAACAGGCATTAGGGTTCCCTGTCCTTTAATTTTCCCTTTGTTTTTGCACAGAAATTACAGAGATTTCATTCCCGGTGGAATGAAATCTGGTTCCTCTTGATTTAGTTTTCTTACAAAGAGATAATGTGCTCTTAACTCTCTCAATTCTATTTTTTATGCATGAAGATTGTGCCATTTTGATATATACTTCGAAATATATCAAAATTCGAGAACTTGAATCTCTGTAAAGATGAAAGTTACCTTGCTATTTGTAACTTTGCAGTCGAATATTGATGACTTAGATGTTTAAATTAAGTATAAATGAATTAAAAATGTTTTACAATAAATGTCAGAAATGCTATAAACATAGTTATAAACAACAGGAATAAAAGAGTAAAACAACACCTACGATTTGATCTTTCGTGATGAATCTTTCGTGATAAATATGTATTATGGTGAACTCCTTTGTATAACCACTTACCTACTTCTCGGGTTGGAAATCCAAATATTTTTATATAAGGTAGTATATCATCCGAATCAAGAGCAGAAATAACACACTCCTCAATTTTTGGCGATCCTGACAAATTACTAGAAGCTGAACATATCATGTTATACGCTATTCTTTTCATACAAAGATAACCTTTGTCTTCCTTATCCTCTACGAGATGATACTTTAATTTAACTGAAAACTCATTATTTTGGTCTAATATTTCTCCAATTCTATCTGGCAAATTATAGACAGTCAAATGGCCGTATTTATCGTCTTGATTATGTCCCCAATATTTGTTCTCATTATTTTTCAGAAACTTAATTATTTCTTGGGTAAGAGGTATATTTGAAATTAAAGCTTTTCTCAATTTATACTTAGAGAAACATGGTAAAACTGATTTTTTAATATACTTTTTTATGTATTTCGTAATATTGTGATATTGCTGCGATTTATCATCAAGCACATCTTCAATAAAACATTTAGCGATATCTTCAATATCATTTTCTTGTAAATCGGACTTTTCAATAAAAAAGTTTACGAGAGTTTCGCAAGTTTTAAACTCTTCGTCTTTATGATCCCTAATAATATGTTCGAGTACTTTTACGAAAATATCATATTTTTTTTCGTGAATAATCTGATATCCACTAATCCTGTCAGGATGATGACTACATGGGATACAATAATCAATCGGCATTACAACTACTTGATAATCATTAACTTCATCTGAATGAGATAAATAATCTATCATACTTTGAATGGGTTCATATATATTGATAGCGATATCATCGATGATTTTATTATCTTGAGAGTTCTCTTCAACCATTTATAGCAAAAATAACTGATTAACTAATAATTCATTTTTATAGACAATATGACATAGTTAAATATTGTTTATCTAACTCAAATACACTCGCAACTCATCAGAAAGAACTTGAACAAATTTAAACATTCCAAACTCATCATAAATGTCTGACTGCAAAGTTATAAATATAGCAAAAGGTGATACATCATTCGAAGATATACTAGAAGCAAAGAAACAAGGTCTTAAAGTTACATTAACTAATTTTGATCCGTACATAGAACCAATGAAAACTCCTATTTATATGGAAGATCTAAGGAAACAATGTTTAGATCTTGTGGATGAGATTGAAGCGAATATCGAAAGTAGTGGAAGAGATGGGAAGATTGAAGAAGGAGATGTGGGTGATGATGAACAAGTCAAGTCCAAGTTCTTCAACAATTGTATATATAAATTAGGATGTGATGTTTGGTTATGGCCCGAATTTAATAAAAATAGTTCGACAGTAAGACAAGTCAAATTGGACTTTGAAGAGTTAAGAGAAGAATTAACTTCTTTACTGGATAATTCTGTAAGAAAAGAAGTCTCACAATCTAGAGAAATGCGAAAGGCCTACTTTTCTAGATGGAGAGATCATATTTCACGTTACGCCGTCCATAAATACATGGAATACGACTATCCTAATGTCTTACTTTCAGCATTGAAAGTACTGAAGACTCTTGTACCTAATAGAGTATACTTCTGGAATAGTATAGCTACTACTATTAAGCCAGATACATTTACTATTCCTCCTGTTGGATCTGTCGCAAACAGTTGAGGTCTTAAAAAGAACATGAGAAATGTATACACGAGTAATAATAGTTTGTTTTTTGTTAAATTTAACAAAAAACAACGGATACCATGTACTTTTCATACCAATCTTTCACATTCAATTAAATAATTCCTCAAAAATCCTTGATATATGTTGGAAGGATATGCGCACGTTGTCGTTATATCTCTATTACTGTGAATAAATCTACCTTCCAGTAATAACCAAGTTATGATGCTAAAATCTCCCGTAGAAAAGAATATTTTAGCTTTATCCCATGGACATATTTCTTTGTGTTCATTAGAGTCTCTGAGCCATTTTAATATATGAAGCTGACCATGTTTAGCAGCTTCATAGCACATATTTGTGTCCCATGGGCATAATCCTCGTTTTTTGAACCATTTTAATACATCAAGTTGTCCTTTTTCAATTACTCTATCCCACAATTCTGGATATGGTTGTAATCCCATAGAAAGTAGCCATTTTAAAACATCTAGTTTTCCTAGGTCAATTGCACTTATCCATGCTAGTCTCCATGGTAGTCTTTGATAGTCTGTATATACTTCATTGTTCAACCATTCCAATGTTCGTAAATCATCATTATACACACATTCAACGATACATCTATACGGACTTTCAAGTATATTATTTCTCATATGATTTTTCTTGTAATTATCGAAAATGTCTGAAGCAGACAAGTCGAATTTAAGAAGTCTAGTTATATATTCATAATCTTTCCCATATAACAAACTGACTTTAGGTATGTCTATTTTCTGATCTGCTTTCTCGAGTAAATTATATTCTGCTACTGAAAAGTAGTTTCCTTTACCTTGATCATATGAGAATAAAGTAATCAGGGCTTGTTTTAGACTTTTTAATTCATCTCCTTGGAAGAAATCCTCTAAAGTTATAGATTTATCTTCACATTCAACGTTAATAGGAGAAAAAGGTCCCCATTCATGGGCATACTTTTGCTCGAAAGTAATATCTTCCATTTATGGCGTGCGAATAATATTTAAGTTAGGATAAAACTATTTAATAGTTTAATAGTTTATCATATATGATAAACTATGAGTTCTGACAATATGAAAAATGGTAGTGAGCTCTTCTTAAAGATATTTTAGGATCGTCCTAAGTTCATATTCACCACAATCCTTCACTTACTTTAGTATAATCCCTTCATTTTCCAATTTCCATTTGTACACCGGATGTTTCTCAAAATGGTTGCAAGATATACTTATATAATTCCAATGGAAATTCCTATTCTCAAGAATATCCTCAGCTTTTAACGATGGGCATAAAGATAATCTGCTGAAGTCAAACTTAAGTTCAGGATGATCTTTAACGAATTTCATCGTCATGTTTACATTTACAGATGCTAATTCCCAATCGCAAGTAAATTTACCTTCTTTTTCTTTTCTCAGCATGTACTCTGGGGTTAAACATGGATTACATGATAATAATTGAGTTTCATCGGGTGGGACTTCAGATAATTTAGCTTCGGTTAATAGACAAGTTGCTGCATAGTAATGATTCTTCCACCAATATGGAAATCCTGGATAGGTGCCTTTAACCTCAGTAAAAGGTATTGGAACTTCTTGCCCAATGTATCTAGCGTGATTATAGTTATCATACTCGTCGAATTGGTTAATGTCATGATCCATAATAAAATACTTTAATCTTTCTGTAAGACAGGGATTATATTTCAATCCCAAGTAATACCAAAAGGTAAGGTTATCATAGTGTCTCTCAGACTGGATAGTTATCCATATTTTCTCTAATGTGTTAAGATCGGGGTATTCTTGGAATTCGCATATATCCAACCGAAGACGTAATTTCTCAATAATTTTTACATAAGTAGTGACACTGGTAATTATATTAGACGTGTCTATATCATCAAGTGGTTCGAGTATATCAATAATAGCTTGCCGAGAAATCATTTACTTGAGAGATCGTAGCTTAAAATTGAAAAAATAAACCTTTTCCATGAATGAGAAAAATGTCCGGTTACGAACTACCAGCCTGTGAAGTATGCGTTCCTATTGATTCTTCTGCGTGTAAATGCATTATATGTTCTATGTCATTTCCAAGTTATACTGCCGCGGTATGTTATAATTGCTGGAGTCAATGTCAGCATAATTGTGCCTATTGTGGGAAAAGCTTCGTAAGTACAATGCTGAATAAGAAAGCCAAAGCTTGTTACCAACACAAACCTAATTATGGGGATACTTGCCCGAAGTGTAAAAATAACAGCCTCTAAAATTGAATTTATACAAAAACCTATATAAATTCAAAAATGTCATCGTCAGAATCGAGTAATTACTTCTTCAACAAGACAATTGATAGTAATTGTGAGTATACACCACAGACAAGTTCTGCAGTAACCTTCCATAAACTAGAACCCTATACTCCTGGAACTGCCGAAAAAGGGCAAAGTAATCTACAAGCAGCCTGCAGGTTGTCCTGTCTTACATTCACACCATTATTCACTGTGAAACAAGCTATCTGTATTGCTGATTGCAATGGTAGTATTAATCCTCATACTAAAAAATCCTTTCAGGAACATTGATTCTAAGGAGATTTTTTATTTAACCATATTGAGTAAAAATACATAGGCATACATAGGCATACATAGACGTAAAAAGTATCGGATGATTTAAATATAGAAGAATAGATGATAATAGATGATAATAGATGAGAATAGATGATAATAGATGATAATTAAAGATAATATCTTTAATTATAAACTATGAGTTCTGACAATATGAAAAATGGTAGTGAGCTCTTCCAAAGTATCCTCGAAAGGTATAAACAACGTTCAGGAAAGAATGATATCGATGCTGACATTCATTTGGGAGAGATATTAGAAATCGAAGCATTCAAAAGAACAAATACTGGTAGATATTTCGCTAGGAAAGATGAAGAATTACATGGTAATGTTGAAAGAGTGGAGTATATATTTCGTACAACTACACCCTCTGGTGAATATGATCCTGTAATGGAAGATTTCAAGGATGAAAATAAGGCTGAAGACGAAACAGAGGATGTGACTCATCTTTTTGACGATTATACTCCTGATGGGTTAGGATATGAATTCTCTCTTCCATATCCGGTGATATACGATAAGATGACAACTTTCAGTAAAGAAAAAGGGTTATTAGTTATTTCTATGGGCATAGCTCATATACAAAGGTATGCAGTTCGAAAAGGTAAATATACTTATAATTTTCACTTTTGCCCAAGTTTTATGGCTCCATTAAACAAGCTTACTTTAATATCTACAAAACCCATTATAGTTAAACTATCCGGTTTCAAATTAGATGATGATACCTTTGGGAATATGATTAATCATAAGATTAATCTTATGATGGGAAGAAATGATGAAGTAGGTGAAGTAGGTGAAGTAGATAAAATAGATAGTAAAGTACCCAATTATGTAGATGATGATGTAGATGATGATGTAGATGATGATGTAGATTATGATGTAGATTATGATGCAGATGATAAAGTAAAAGAAAATACAACTCATGAGGTAGTTGACGAAGTGGATACCAATAAAGTTGTCCAAATACCAAAACAACTATCTCCTCTACTATTTTGGCACTCGAGAAGTCCCGGGGTTAGCATGTATATTGCATCCCCACATATCGACATTCCTGATTGGATAAAAGATGAACCAATCCCAACTACAACAGTAGTAGCATCTTTGGATCATGATTGGTTTTCTAAAGAGAATATGGATACTTTCTAATACAGACAGAGAAAATGCGTGTATTTTCACATACATCTAATTAAAATATCGAAAGATGGTGAGATCTCAATACTTCTGGATCTATACATCTTTATAGGTGTTTTTTTAATCCAAAGGATTAAAAAACCTTACAATTCACTCTTATCAGTTATCTCCTCCAAATCCAAAGAGAAAAACATTCTCAGTTTAAAAAATACTCACTCCCACCTAAACAAATCATGACATCACGAGAAATTTCTAAAATGAAACTTCCAGCCAAGATACTATTCAACTTTCTCGTCGACGCTGGTAATAGTGAAGACCCACTCCATATATTACTCATCAGATACTTATATATCATTAAGAAGCTCCCTCTCGAACTGAAGAAACATGGTATTCTTTCTGAAGGCAACTTTCCTGTCGGTATTCCTCCTGATAGTAATCTTCCTTCTGGCTTTGTAGTAGATGGGGTTTACCCCGGAGATATAGTAAGAATGAAAAACATCAAGAAATGTTGTCTTGCTTACGACGAATTATGTAAAGACCAAGATAAACTGTCTACACTTGAAAGTATAGCAAGAGAACTATCAGCAGAAAGAGCTGCTATTTCTTTTGAAGATACTATGAACAGACTTTCTGTACTTGTACATTCACTAGACTACTCATCTGGATCGGATCATTTCAAAACGTACAAATTCCCCAATACCAAAGTGATTGAATTTAACTACGAAATGAACAAGCATGTATTAGATAAGTATGACGGAAAAACAAAGGACCTAGTCGAACAAATGATTTACTGTGTATGTTTTGGACATACTGTTGAAGACTATAAAGACCCAAAAAAATGGGGAGAAAATAATATAGCTAAACGTCAATATATAGCAAGCATCATTGACACTCTTGAGAAAGAATACCCAGAACATCGTGACCAGGAAGTTAATCAAGGATTCCGAAAGGATCTTAATGATCTAATAAGGAAATTATGTCGAAAATTACCACCCGGTATTGATGAGATGTAGATACATCTCATCATTCGGAGTATTTATTCAAATTAATGAATAAATACTATTTTTCACGAATGAATCTCATTTATCGTCTCCATAAATAACTGCAGTAGTTTCGATATCTCCTTCGCACGCAGGAGCATATCTAACCCATTTTTTCATCTCCTTATTCCCCGAGGGAACATTTATATATGTCTTAGCTTGATCCATTGGACATGCTACTCCATCCGCATGTTGAGTAGGGTCACGTAGATACTTGAGCATTTCAAAGTTACCTGATTTAGCTGCATTCTCACATAAACCTAAATGCAATCTAGGTACATTTTCCCCTACAGGTTGATTTTTAGGGTCTCTAGCCCATTTTAGCATCTCAAGATTACCATTCAAAGTTGCCCAATTATAAACAGTTCGTACATCCATTGGATAGACTCCTAATGGTAATTGTTCACTCGGCGATCTTAGTGCAGGATTTCTAGCCCATTTAAGCATTTCAAAATCATTAGATTTTGCTGCCCATTCACATATATGGTCATACCAATTATAACGAGGTTTATTGAATTTGAGAAAAGATCGCATATCCATTTGCTTAAAACGCTCGCAAATTTTAGGCTTACCGGATACATCATAACATAGTCCAAGTTCATCAACTTTCTCATATTCAAGCCATTGAACCATATCAAATGCAGTATACTTGCTATCAACATCTTTCAGATCAGAATTAGCGGAATTCATTAGTTTTATATAGTAGTCTTGCATTTAAATCAATAGAAAATGAAAAACTATGATAACTTTGTGAGAAAATGACTGATAACAAAGAAGTAAACATGACTCAAGACAAGAATCACAAATATGATGAAATGAAAAGAGAAGTATAGAAGAAGTATTTGATCATATGAAGAAATTCCTTATGCAAGGGACGAAGGGAGAATGAAGCGAACCTTCTTATGGATGAAAAGAAACTTCCTTTACGTATTACGTCTAGATGCTGAGTCTCTTTGTTCTACTCATGAAGCAGAACGTGATATTATCTTCGATTTTTGTCGCAAATACGAAGAGGATAATGAGTCAACTAATGAAATTACAGCTTTTTTAAAAGACATACATTCTCTATTTCATGATATTGATTTGTACAGGAACGATGAAGATGAAGAGTGGTATCCGATTGATACCATACGTAAAGCTCTGGATAGTACTCTACCACCTCTTTAGGTTTAAAGGTGATTTGGAATAATATTACTTGTGCGAGTAACTCGTATTCTTTGATTTTTATCTTAGTTCTGAGATAAAAATCAATCTAAATGGGAATTAGGGCTAAAAAATGAACGACCACTTGAAATTTGTACGTCCAATAGATTACACATCTTTCAAAGACAACAATAAATACGAGTTTTGCCCTGATTGTAAGAAAAATCCCTTGTTGCAAGGACATAAGACTTGCTTTCCTTGCCAGAAGAATATTGATCGAACGACAACTTGTTATTCTTGCGAACTGTGTACCGCTGATCGTAAGTACATTGCTGATACAGATAATGTATTCGAACTCATAGGTTACGACTATATAAACTGGGCTGAGATCTGGTATTGCCATCGTTGTAAAGTAGGAATTCACATCGAGATTATGGAATCTTCTCTGGTACGAGATATGATCCACGTTAAAGCCAGAAAAGAGCACATAGATTCAGTTTGTGATGGAATCACTTCTGGAAGGATAAGTTTCTGAGGGAGGGTATGAATTAGAATACTGTGACTCTGACATGTTTTCCACAATATAAACTAGATTAAAAATGAATTAATACTAGTCTCCTCTTTCTTTAGAGGAAATGAATAATAAGAATGAAGATAATTTTATTAGGGTAACAAGCCCTCAGGTCGCAGAACTTCGTCGTATGATACAAACGCCAGAATTATCTTTGCACGAACAACTCACTTATGTATATCTAGCTTATCACTGTATTTATGGGTATTTCCCCGAATTCAAAGATAATCGTGAATTTATGAAATTTGACTTCAAGAATGAAGATTTGTCTTATAAAACAGACAAAGATATTGATGATTTTTTCTTCGTATTAGATAAGTTGTTCAGACCCATAATTACCCCTTTCCAAAAGAAAAGCTTAAAATGTTGCATCGAACGCATACATTGTCATGATGCTAACAGATATCATTTTCACAACATTTATTGTGAAATAATGGCATCTGCAGCAGACGAAAAAAGGCAAAATCGGATGTCTACATGTTACACAAATATTCGTCATAAATTCCTCAGAGATATGCCTTTTGAAGTAAGAAAAGATGTGGATTATCTTTTTCGATTTTGCATTCACGATGCGAACACTCTGCTTTCAGATGAAACAAGAAAGACTATAGCTTCTTTATCATTACCAAATGCTATAGAGTATGCAACAAGGATAGTCGAACCAGATTATCTTTATGAATATCAAGAATCACGAATTAAAATTAGAAAAATTACATCCAAATTTGATGAAGTATACCCAAGACATGATGGATTTCATCGCGCTTTGTATAATCTAGCTTATACTGTACTTTTCGACTTGGGATGATCAATCATTGAAGAATTATGTATACTTACATAATTCTCATAATTCTCATAATTCTCATAATTCTCATAATTCTCTATCCTCTATCCTCTATCCTTAAAAAACTACTAGTCTCTATATTTCAAAGAAAGTATGAAACTTATTATCAATAAATTCTCTATCAGATTTCCTGAGGATATCTACGGCTCGTGGTACTACTATAACTCTTTCTCTTTGTCTTTTTGGTATATTTGGAAATTCTGGCGGTTTATTTGTATGATATTTGGTCAAATAATATTCTTCAAGTTCAGTATCTTGAATCATGTCAAAAAGTTGATAAAATGCTTCAGCAAAAGAATCCTTGCGATGTAATCGTAGCTTGTTCATCGAAGTATTCTTGTTTATAACACTAGCAGCCATGAACAAGGTACAGAACAATATCCAGTTGTACATTTCATCATAATCAGTTGTAGAATGATGGCTACGTATCTCCATTCTAGTTGTATTGTCGGCATTATTTCGATGTCCTAAGGAAATCATCTTAAGTTTGACAAAGTCTTTCCAACTTTTTGGGACACCAATCCTCTCTATTTCTATATCATTATATCGACCCTTATCAAACCTAGTTTTAAAATCTGAGATTAATCTAGAATGTCCATATCTTCGTCTTTCGGGAAGAAAACACCGAATAACTGGTTCAAAAGTAGTCCATAGTTCTACAAAATTATCATTATCTAAGGCTGGATGAGAAAGATTAACATGCAATCCTTGGTTATAATTAACTAAATAAGTTATATCGTATGAGAGAATCCATCCAAACCAGATTACAGTAAATATATACATTCCCTCACCGCAGGGGAACTGTCTATTAATAATATTTCCCAATGAATTAGTACTTTTAGACATAGAAAGGATCGGAGATACTAATTCAGCTGAGATAAACTTACGTCTATCATAATTGAAAAATGGAAAATTAAGCCTAGCAGAAGTTATGTATTGTTCCTCTGATGGATAGTTAGAATAATCTTTCGGCGGGTATTCATTGTGG